AGGGGGTATTAACTGGTGTTGATAATTCAGTAGAAAAAGCTACAGAAGTAGTAAACAAAGGGATAACTGCATTAACAGAATATACTAATTCAACAATAGATGCGGCAAAAGCAAATGTTGAATTAAAAAAACAAGCTGATTTAGCAGCAGTAGCCAATCAAGGTTTAATAGAAAAATATGATAGACAAGCAGAGCAACAAAGACAAATAAGAGATGATGAAAGAAAGAGTGTAGCAGATAGAAAGAAAGCTAATGAAGAATTAGCTGCAATTCTTGAAAAACAAGAAACCGCAATGAAAGCTAATGCTAAAACTCAACTTAAATTAGCAGAAGCAAATCTTAAAAAAGATGAAGAAAATGTAGAAGCATTAGTAGCAAAAAGAGAAGCATTAAATGAACTTGCTGCAATAGAAGCAACTATTGAGGGGTTTAGAAGTGAACAAAAAGTAAATGCAGCGGCATTACAAAAAGAAGAACAAGAGCTTATTAGCTCAAGATTAGAATCAGAAAATAATTTATCTATAGAAAGAAAAAGGTTTAATGCAGAACAAATACAAGATGAAAGAGAAAGGTTATTAGAATTACAAGATATTGATAAAGAAGAAGCTGAAATAGGTAGAGCAAGATTAACTAACGAAATAGCACTTTATAAAGAAGGCACACAAGCCAAAGTAGATGCTGAAATAGCATTAGCAGAATTTGAAGAACAAATATATCAGCAAAAAGTTACAAGAACTAAAGAACTAACTGCTTTAGATACAGAAAACACTTTTAAAAGCATAGAAAATTCAAAAACAGAAAGAGATGCTAAAATATCTAATGCTAACGCTGTTTTAGATGCAACAAGCTCCACTTTAAGCTCTTTAGGTCAAATTGCTGATGCCTTTGCTAAAGGTGATGAAGATAGAGCAAAAAAAGCATTTAATATCAATAAAGGAATTGGTATTGCTCAAGCTATAATTTCTACTGCTCAAGGTATTATGAACGCATATACAAATCCTGTTGATGTAGCAAGTGGTGTTGCATTTGCAAAAAGTTTAGCAATAGGTATAGCTGGTGCTGCTCAAATAGCAACTATTTCTACTACACAATTTCAACCTTCTGGTGGTACAACTTCACCAAGTCCAAATGTTTCAGGCGGTGGAGCATCAGAACCACAAGCACCAAGTTTCAATGTAGTAGGGCAAAGCCAAGCAAATCAAGTATCTATGGCTCTTGCTAATCAACCACCAACACAAGCATTTGTAGTAGCTGGAGATGTAACTACAGCACAACAACTACAGAACAATACAATTACACAAGCAACTTTTTAAAATAAAATACAATGGATATAATAGAATTAATATTAGATGAAGAGAATGAAGAGATGGTTGGAATAGATGCAGTTAGCATCGTAGAGAATCCAGCTATTGAATCAGATTTTATCACATTAGCAAGTGATGAAATAAAACTTGCAAAAATAGATGAAGAGAAAAAACTACTTCTTGGTGCGGCATTGATACCAAACAAGCCAATATTTAGAAAGCGTAATGAAACTATGTTTTATGTTTATTTTTCTAAAGATACAGTAAGAAGAGCAAGCGAATTATTCTTTCAAAACAGTAATCAAAACAATGCAACCTTAGAACACCAAATGAGTATTAATGGTTTAACTGTTGTTGAAAGCTGGATAGTTGAAGATACTAAAATGGATAAATCTGCAAAGTATGGTTTAGAAATGCCTGAGGGTACTTGGATGATTTCAATGAAAGTAGAGAATGATGAAGTTTGGACTGATTATGTTAAAACTGGTAAAGTAAAAGGTTTCTCAATTGAAGGATTTTTCAGTGACCGCGCACAAATTAAAAAACCTAATAATAAGGCAGAGATGCAAGCTATTGAAGAAGAAGAAGCTGAATATATGCTTAGTAATATTAAAGCATTAATTAAAAAAGATAAAAGAACTAAATCAGGCAAGAAGATAGAATTAGAAACATTTAAAGATTATCCGCAAGCAGTTAGTAATAATGCTAAAAGAGGCATAGAACTAAATGAAAAAGTAAATAATAAATGTGCAACACAAGTTGGTAAAATAAGAGCGCAACAATTAGCACAAAAAGAAAACATCAGTTTACAAACTTTAAAAAGGATGTATTCTTATTTATCAAGAGCGCAAGAATATTATGATGAAGGAGATAGAGAAGCTTGTGGTACAATTAGTTATTTATTGTGGGGTGGTAAAGCTGGTTTAAGATGGAGTGAAAGTAAGTTAAAAGAACTTGGTGAGATAAATTTAGCTTCTATGGTAGTTGATGGAACTTTTGCAATAATTGATGATAGGTTAGCTTATAACACTCAAGAGAAAGCTGAGGAGATGGCTAAAAATATAGGTTGTGAAGGTTTTCATGTTCACGAATACGAGGGTAAAGAATGGTATATGCCTTGTGAAAAACATATAAATAAATAATTATGAAAAGTAAAAAATTTAAAACATCAAGTAATACATCACCTAAAAACACAAAGCGTGGTTGTTTGTGTCCAGATGGTAAAAAGTATAGCAATAAATGTTGTGATGGTAGTTTACAAGCACAAGGAATAGGTAAAATATAAAATAAAGTTGAAAAAAAATATAACAGTTAACGTTTTCAAACGTTTATAGATATATACTCAAATTATGAAAGCAAACGAAATACTAAACAAAATAAAAAATATTGTTGGTGAAAAAGTTGAACTTTCTGAAGAAAAAATAGAAATGGCTGAAATTACATTAGAAAACGGAACTGTATTAGTTGCAGAATCTTTTGAAGCTGGTAAATCTGTATTTATTAAAACTGATGATGAGCAAATTGCTTTACCAATTGGTGAATATGAATTAGAAGAAGGCAAAATTTTAGTTGTAACTGAAGAAGGTTTAATCGACAGTATTAAAGAAGCTGCTGAAGAAGCGGTTGAAGAAGAAGAATTATCTGAAGAATCTGAAGAAGTTAAAGAAACTGAATTAGAGGAAGAAGAAAAAGAAGAAATGAACTATGTAACCAAAGAAGAGTTCACATCTGCTGTTGAAGAAATCAAAGCAATGATTGACGAAAAACTTGGTAACAAAGAAGAAATGAAGGAAGAAGTAATAGCGGAAGAAAAAGAAGAACTTTCTGCTGTTGCTCCTGAACCTGTAAAACATAACCCTGAAGCTGAAGTTGATAATAAAGTGAATTTTAAAATTGGCGGAAGTAGAACAACAACAACTATGGATAGGGTTTATAGTAAAATTTTTAACAATAATTAATATAAAATAAAAAATGGCAACAACAACATCGATAACAAGCACCTATAGTGGTGAGTTTGCGGGGCGTTATATTTCCGCAGCATTACTTAGTGGTTCAACAATTGAAAACGGTTTAATTACCGTAAAACCAAATGTAAAATACAAAGAGGTTTTAAAGAAAGTAGCAACTGATGCAAATGTAATTAAAGATGCAACTTGTGATTTTGCTGATACTGGAACAGTAACTTTAACTGAAAGAATATTACAACCAGAAGAATTTCAAGTAAATCTTGAATTTTGCAAGCAAGATTTTAGAAGTGATTGGGAAGCGGTACAAATGGGATATTCTGCATTTGATAATTTACCACCAAATTTTTCAGATTTTATTATAGGACACGCTGCAGGATTAGTAGCTGAAAAAACTGAAAACAATATCTGGGCAGGACAAACAGGAAATGCTGGCGAATTTGATGGATTCTACTATTTAGCAACTGCTGGTGGTTCAGGATGCGTTGCAGTATCTGGCTCACCTTTAACTGCATCTAATATCGTTGATGAAATAGGTAAAGTGGTAGATGCTATTCCAAGCGGAGTTTACGGAAAAGAAGATTTATACATTTATGTATCAAGAAAAGCGGCTAAATTATATGTTAGAGCTTTAGGCGGATTCGGAGCTAATGGCTTAGGAGCAGCTGGTGTTAATGCACAGGGTACTCAATGGTGGAACAATGGCGCACTTTCTTATGATGGTGTGAAAGTTGTTATTGGTGCTGGTTTACCAGATGATTCAATGATGGCTGCACAAAAATCAAATATGTTCTTTGGAACTGGTTTATTAAGCGACCACAACGAAGTTAAATTACTTGATATGGGAGACCTTGACGGTTCGCAGAACGTGAGATTAGTAATGAGATTTACAGCTGGTGTTCAAATGGGTATTACTTCTGATGTTGTAATTTACGCCTAAGAATTAATTAATAACAAGGGGGTGTGATTCCCCCTTTATTTAAAATAATAACAAATGGCTTGCGATTTAACAGCTGGTAGAAAAGTACCGTGTAAAGATGTAATTGGTGGTATTGTTAGAGTTTGGCTCTGTGATTTTGGAGAGCTTGGAACTGTAACTAAAACTGATGACCAAATTACTGATATGACAGGTACTATAGGTCTACTACAATACGATTTAAAAGGTACTAATAGTTTAGAAACTGCTATTACCTCAAGTAGAGAGAATGGAACAACATTCTTTGAACAAACATTAACTTTAACACTACCTAAATTATCTAAAGAAGATAATAAGGAACTGAAGCTTATGGCTTACGGAAGACCTCACGTTTGCGTAGAAGATAGAAATGGGAATTTCTTTTTATGTGGTTTAGAACACGGAATGGAAGTTACAGGTGGAAGTATAGCTACGGGAACTGCATTTGGTGACTTAAGCGGTTACTCATTAACATTAACAGGACAAGAACTACAACCAGCTAACTTTATTGGTAGTGGTACTTCTGCTGACCCTCTTGCAGGAATGAGCTCAGCTACGGTGACCGTTACAGTGGGTACAAATAGTTAAAAAAGACGCGATTAATATAATTGTGTGATTCATAATATATAGTTTGATTGAGGGGTGGAAGTGATTAGCCACCCCTTTTTTATTTAAAAATATGCAAATATTAACTACAAGTGGCACACGAATTATTAACTTTATACCAAGAGAAACAATTACTGGTAGTAAAACTTATAAATTAGTGATAAAATCAGAAGCTCAAAATAAAGTTATAGCAACAGATAATGATGCAACATTTTCTGAATTAGATTACTATTACCAATACTCAACTACTCAAGCATTAGTTGAAAACAATTACTATACTATTACAATCACCAATACAACAGACAACGCAATAATTTTTAAAGATAAAATGTACTGTTCAGACCAAACGCTTTCAGATTACTCAATCAGTAATGGCGTTTATATAGAACAAAGTACAGGAGATAACAACTTTGTATATTATGGATAACTTACACTTAATACAATTAGGCCAATATGAAAGGCCAACAATTACAGAAGAACGTAATAAAAATTATGTATCAATAGGTGATGATAACGATTATTACCAAAGTTTGATTGATGCTTATATGGATAGCACAACTAATAATGCTGTAATAAATGGTATTGTTAATCAAATATACGGCAAAGGTTTAGATGCTACTGATTCTAATAAAAAACCAGAACAGTATGCACAAATGAAAACATTAATAAAACCTCACGATTTAAGAAATGTTTGCCAAGATTTAAAATTATTAGGTGAAGCAAGTTTTCAAATTACTTACAATGGTAATAAAATATCAGCAATAACACACTTTCCAAGAGAAACGTTAAGAGCTGAAAAAATGAATGATAAAGGTGAAATAAAAAACTATTATTATTCTGCTGATTGGGGTAAGGTTAATAGAAATACAAAATTAAAAAAGTTTCCTGTTTTTGGTAGTGGCGCACAAAATGAGATATATATTATAAAAAGATATGTTACTGGTTTTTACTACTATTCACCAGCAGATTATAATACTGCTTATGCAACGCTTGAAAACGAAATTGCTTGTTATTTAATTAATGATACTCAAAATGGTTTTAGTGGTACAAAGGTTGTGAACTTTAATAATGGCGTACCAGATAGGGAGAAGCAACTTGCTATTAAGAATGATGTAATGAATAAGCTCACAGGTAGCTATGGTGAGAAAGTAATTGTCGCATTTAATAATAACGCAGAAAGTAAAACAACTGTTGAGGATATACCTTTAGTAGATGCTCCACAACACTATACTTATTTAAGTGAAGAATGTAGTAGAAAGATTATGTTAACACATAGAGTAACTTCACCATTATTATTAGGTTTATCTTCTGCTAATGGTTTTTCTTCTAATGCTGATGAAATAGAAAACGCCTCACGCCTTTTTAACAACGTAGTTATACAACCATACCAAAACCTTTTAATTGATTGCTTAGATGCGATATTAGCAGTTAATGATATTAGTTTAAATCTTTACTTTAAAACTATTGAACCACTTGAGTTTATGGATTTAGAGAATGTAGAAGGTGAAGAAGCTATTGAAGAGCAAACTGGTATTAAAGAAGAAGAAGATAATACAGAACTTATGTTAATGGCTGCAAGTAATAAAACGTGTTTTCACGATGTTTCAGACGATGAATTAAATAATATAGCCAATGACATAATAAGTTGCGGAGAAGAAGAAGAAATTGAAGGGTTTGAACTTATAGACAGTCAATTAGCAACAAGCGATGAAGCTTCCTTTCTC